AGAAGCAGTTAAAGAGAGATATCGATTCTTCAGCTTTGGGGATGCCATGTTTATAGAATAACACCGTTTTCTTACAAAAGTAAGGAATCCCACATCTGAAAAATAATTGAATAATGGGATAAAATGAAACCCAGGAGCTATGCGGCTTCTGGGTTATTTTGTTCCCGACATTCATGCCGGTATCATTTTTGGTATATGAAAGTATGAGTAAGACCATTTCTAAACACGATGGAGGAAACACGCCCATCAATCACATAAACAGAATCTAAAATAGTTTCCATGTATATTTTGAGGACATCCGGCGAAACGGTCTGTGCCAGGGCTTTATAATAAATATAATCCCGACCAATGAGTTTTTTCGTAATGAGGAGATGGCTTGCTTGCCGCACAAAATCCTCATCCGATAATGTGGAATTGGCATCGTGCGTAACCATACCAAGCCGGGTGTTAATGTCCTGAATCCTGGAGGATATTTCATTTTTCTGTATGATGAAATCCTTTTCGGTCATTGCTCTTTCGGAATAAAGGTATAAATCCTGCAATCGCTTCAAGGCACGTTCCTGCCTTTCCTTATCCTTACGGAGAGCTTCGACTTCTGGATTGACAGCAGCCTTTTTCTTGCGAGGGTGTTTTACAGCAAAGACATAGGAACTATCCGAGCCGTACCGAGATAGAAGATTGTAAAATTCATTCAGACCATCTTCCGAGATATGCTGCACGTCCTTGAATGAGCCACCATAAAGCAAACGCTCTTCAAGTTCCGCAGGGGAGTTGATGGAGGAAAAAGAACTTTTTGCGTTGAGCATATTCAAAATATAATTTATAACAAATTCTCCAACAATCAAATCATTTACAGATGGATTATCACACTCGTGCGTTTTCCTCTTTTTCGGGCATGAGTAAGTGGTAGTGCGGAAATTATCTGCCTGCAATCTGCCGGGAGTGGAAACCAGTTTATTACCACATTTTCCGCAATAAAGGATGCCGGAGAACACATACACATTTTTTGCCCGGTGTTTTTGCCCTGGAAGATTGGCGGTTCTTTTGTTCGCATCAAGAATATCACATAATTTTTCGTGTTCTTCCAAAGTGAATATTGCAGGATGATGGTCTGGGACAAGCACCCATTCTTCCTCCGGGTTGAGAGTTCTGTTTTCAGTTCCTTTGTAATGGTTGTACCGGTAGACACCGGCGTAAAAAGGACTGGACAGTATTTTCCATACCGCAGTAGGGGACCAGAGCGCACCTGACCGGGTAGGAATTTTCTTATCGTTCAGTAACCTGGCAGTATGAATAATGGATTTATGCTCAAAATAATCTGTTTTCATAAGCTGACACACATCCGCTTCATCCTGGATGATGGAGAACGCAGAAGTTTCCGCATCGTAGGAATATCCATAAGGAATCCTGCCGCCATTCCACAATCCCTGGTTAGCTCTTGAAATCATTGTTGCAGTAACACGCTCCGATGTCATGTTGCGTTCGAGTTCCGCAAACACTAAAATGATTTTGAGCATAGCTTCACCCATAGCATTTGAAGTATCGAACTGCTCATTTTTGCTGACAAAAGTTACTCGCAGGGATTGAAGCTCTTCGTACATTTCTGCAAAGTCCAGAAGATTACGAGAGATACGGTCTATCTTCCAGACAAGTAAATGGGAGAATGAGCCGGCACGTATTTTCTGCATCATTTCTTGAAACGCAGGCCGGTCGGTGTTTTTCCCGGAGTACCCTGCATCCTCAAATATTTCGTAATCCTCAATGCCGAGGATAAGTTCACAATATGCGATAAGGTCCTTGCGCTGCATCGGCAGAGAATCCTTATCTATCTGATGGGTTGTAGATACACGAATGTAAATAGCAACCTTACGAGGGCGTTCTGCCCGGTTATTGGCTCTTCCTGCCAATGATTTATTTCTCATAATGATTTTCCCATACAACAAGAAAAGCCCCATGCCTGGGGCTATATCGTGTCGATATGCGGTGCATATTTGTTCAGCACTGCCCAAACGACATTTTTATCATCTGAACTGGCAAGCTGATAGCAAGCGAGCAAACGTTGGAGTTCCTGAACGTAAGCATCACGCTCGCTGTCATTGCCTTTGGATGATGGCTCATACAGCTTTATGATATTGTCAGTTTTTGACATAGCACACCGTCCTTTCTGAAATTATTCCGGTTTATTAAGACGCCGGTATCTGGCATAGTCCAAAGTGATTACGCGTTCATCTTGTCGGCATACTTTTCGGGTTGGACCATATGAGTGCGTAAGAAGTCCAGACACAGTTGCTGTCTGTCCGCCGGTATGTGGGAGAAAACCTCAAGAAGTTCCTGCTCCATATCGGATAACTCACTATTTTGCGTTGATGGTTTTGCGATAGGTGGATTATCGCCATATACAAAATCATCCAATGTCATGTTGAGGTGTTCAGCCATTTCCATAACAATGTCCAGTTTCGGGGATTTTCCTGCTTTCCAGCTCCCTGTATTTCCCTCTGCACGCCCTATATCACGCAGAACTTGTGTTATTGTAGTGCCTCGCTTTTCACAGGCTTCACGAAATCTATCGTATAACATAATGACCTCCTAAAATAAAAACTCAAAAAAATGCGTTACAGGGGTTGACCTACTCAAAACTATGAGTTATAGTTACCAATGTAAGATGCATTTGAGAATGAAATAAAGATTACATACTCATTATTTTACATGAGAACCTTACAAAAGTAAAGAATAAGCGGAACCGAGAAAGGGAGGGTGCGAGATGAAGAAAAGACTTCCGCCTTGGTGCAAGTTGGTAAAGCACACCTTAATTGACAAGGACATGGATGTGTCCGAGCTGGCAACAAAAACCGGGCTGGCAAGACCATATTTATCCTCAATTATTAACGGCAGGATTTACAGCCAACCGGCAGTAAACAAAGTGAGCGATTGCCTGGGAATCAGCAATGATTACGACGCCATTTATCAACCTGCTAATAGTATAGGGCAAAGCGAAGAGAACTGACATAGAGGATGGTTACAGGATATGAACGAAAACGTGTATTTTGAGTGCAGGAAAAGAGCTGCAATACATAATGAGAGATTGAACAGCAGAGCCGGGGCGGCTGAAATACTTGGGATTTCCGAATCAACCCTTGCACATTACGAATTGGGAATAACGAAAAACATTCCTGTAGATGTGGTTGTGATGATGGCGGAGGTGTACAACGCACCAGAGCTGAAATGCATCTACTGCAAGAGCGAATGTCCGATAGGAAAGGAACTGCCAATAGCAACAGAGGCAGGGAACATAGAGGGCATTACGGTAAGAATGCTTTCAGGGTTGGAGGATGAGAAAATCGACAAAATCCAAAAAACATTATTGAGGATTGCCGAGGACGGAAAGGTTGAGGCAGCCGAGAGAAAAAAACTAAAAGAAATGGTCCAGTCTTTAGATGGAGTTTATAAGGCTATTACAGAACTGCGAATGATGGCGGAGAGGAAGTAAAAATCATGGAACTGATTGACAGACTGAAAGAAGTCCTGAAAGAAGAATTTAATATTTGCTCTGACGAGGAACTTTTGGAGGCTGTACAGTCGATGCCAGAACTTGATTTAGGGATATTCGTTACGCCGCTGAAAGGAGATAACAATGCAAAGAGCGCATAAAAGAAAAATTAAGGTCCTTGTAGTTGATGCGGCGATGATGTTTGCCGCAGTTCAAATGACAGTGTGTATGCATGGGAAACAAAGATATACTGCATCAGCGCAGGATGTATCTGGTTATGAAGTTTCTATTGAAGATAACACACAAACAATTACCACAGAGGAACCGCAGGAAACATTCAAGACAGAATATACCAGCACAATCATGAATGAAGAAATAAATGCAGATGATGCCTATATGCTTTGCAAAATAGCCATGGCAGAAGCCGAGGGCGAAGATGTGGAGGGGAAAGCTCTTGTCATGTTGGTAGTTCTGAATAGAACAAAAGCAGAGGGATTTCCTGATACGGTGTCAGAAGTGATTTACGAAAAAGGGCAATTCACACCGGTTGCAAACGGAAGATTCCAAAAAGTTGAGCCGAACAAAGAATGCTTTGAGGCTTTGCAGATGATTGTATCAGAAAAATGGGACGGCAGCCTGGGAGCAACCTATTTCGAGAGTGAAAGCAGTAGCACATGGCACAGAGATAATCTGAATTACCTGTATTCGCATGGCGGGCATGATTTTTACATAGACAGGGAGGAATGAGAAAGATGCTGGAACGCATGATAGTGAAACACTGGATAGCATTAACTGTTGGATTCACACTGTTAGGAGTGCTCATCAGAGTGAGATACAACACGCAGGGGCATTTTGCAATAGGCGGCGAATGGTTAGCACCGGCATTTATGCTTTTTCTGGAATGGCTCATAAGGATGATGAGAGGAGTGCTGATTGATGCAGGAATTATACGAGGACATAAGAAAAGACGCAGAAAAGCAAGGGTACAGCATGACAGACAGGAAGTTTACAGAACTGGTGCAGTACGCAGAGAGAAAAGCGGCAGTAGCCGGTAAGGATGAATCTTACATTCCGTATTTACTCCCGGACGTGATAAAAGAATATTTTATCAGAAATGCAATAAATGAAGTTTCAACCGGGATGATGGAATTTGAGAGATATATAAAAACACAAAAACAGGAGGTTACAGACGATGGCAGAAATGACAGAAAAACAGTGGCTTTCAGGGGTGCAGAGTTCGATTATCAAGGAATTAACTACCCACAAAGCAGCATTGCCAGCAGGATTTAATCAGGAGCGTTTCGCCTTGAATACGGTTACGGTTATTTCCGAAATGCTGAAAGACAAAAAGAAAAAGACGGAGCTTTGCAAGCTGACATTTGAATCAATGGCAGTGTGCTTGTGCAAAGCGGCATATCTGGGGTTGGATTATTTCAACGGAGAATGTTACGCAATTCCGTATGGAGGGGAACTTAATTTTCAAACGGACTATAAAGGCGAAATCAAAATGTGCAAGAGATTTTCCAGAAATCCGATTAAGGACATTTTTGCAAAAGTGGTCCGACAGGATGATTTCTTTACAGAAGAGGTGGACGCAGGCGTTCAGAATGTAATCTACAGACCACAGCCGTTTTCCAACAAGCCAATGATTGGAGCTTTTGCGATTGTAGTTTTCAAAGATGGCTCAATGATGTATGACACCATGAGCGTAGAAGAAATCGAGAATGTCAGAAATACATATTCCAAAGCCAAAGACAGCCAGGCTTGGAAGAGTAGCACAGGAGAGATGTATAAAAAGACAGTCCTCCGCAGATTGTGCAAGCTGATTGACCTTGATTTTGACAACATCGAACAGCAGAAAGCATATCTTGCAGGCGGCGATGTGGAGTTTGAAAACGGTCAGCCGGTGTTCATTGATGGAAGAACAGCTACAGCCGCATTACCGGATAATGGCGCGCCGGTTGATGTGTTCGCGCAGATGGAGCAGGCGAAGAAAGAGCCTGTACCGGTAGAACAGTCACAACCGCAGGAAACAAAAGAACCGACACAGCAGGCAATTCCTTTTGAACAGCAGCAGGAGGAACAGCCACAGCCGATGCCTGATGGCACGGGTTTTATGATGCCGGATGAATCAGCAATGGACGATTTACCTTGGAAATAACAGGAGGATGAGAAAATGAACGAATTACAGGTAGTAGTAAAACAGGAAGTAGGAAAAATTAACTGGAATTTTGAAGAATTGAAAACGGCACTTGCCACAGAGATGAAGAAATACACTGGCATTGTGTTTGACGATGATTCAATCGCAGATGCGAAGAAAACCGTTGCATATCTTAGAAAGTTAAAAGAATCCGTTGAGGACAGAAGAAAAGACGTCAAAAAGAAGTGCCTGGAGCCATACAATGAGATGGAAAAACAGGCAAAGGAGCTGACACAGCTTATTGATGAGCCTATCAATACGATTGCAAAGCAGGTAAAGGATTACGAAGAGGAACAGAAAAAGAAGAAAAAAGAGGAAATTCTTGCATACATGGCAGAAGTGTTTGCAGAATTACCGGAAACAGTTGCCTCTAAGCTGAAATCTAAGATTTATGACAGTAAGTGGGAGAACAAATCCACCACGAAGAAAACCTGGCAGGATGCGGTAAATACTGCATTTGAGAATACAAAAGGCGACCTGAACATCCTTGATGGAATTGAGGAAGATTTCAGAGAGGATGCGAAAAAGGTATATGAGAGAAATCTGGTATTATCCGAGGCGTTATCTAAGGTCCAGGAGCTTCGCAAGCAGAAAGAAATGATTCTGGAAAGAGAAAGACAGAAGAGGGAGAGAGAAGAGGCAGCAAAGCGTGAAGCACTTGCCAAAAAGGAAGAACAGCCGCAGGAGCCAAAGAAAGCACCGAAGCCTGTCACTTCTGCAGAACCTAAGACTGAAATGGGAAAGGCAATCGAAAGCATTGAAAGACACGCATATCAGCAGGCAGTAACCGGAACGATTGCTAATCCGGTAACACAGCAGCCGGGATTAAGCGGAGGCAAAAAGATTTGGACAATCCAGGTCAGAGGAAACGAAGAACAGCATAAAAAGATTTTGGATTATATCAAATTTGTTGGAGCAGAGTACAGGGAGGTCTAAGAAATGGGAATGCAATTAACGGAAGAAAATTATTATTCAGATATTGCAAATTATGAATATATGTCCGTATCCCAATTCAAAGACTTTAATGGTACATATGGCAAGGCAGCTTGTGAAGCGGCTGCCGTTGCCAAACTCAAAGGTACATACAAGGAGCCGAAATCAACAGCATTGCTTATTGGCAGTTATGTAGACCGGTACTTTGAGGGTACCTTGGAGAGCTACAAAAAAGAAGAGCCGGCAATTTTCAAAAAAGACGGGAAACTGAAAGCGGAATACATTCAAGCAGACGCCTTAATAAAAAGAGCGGAAAGGGACGAACTCTTTATGAAATATATGTCCGGGAAAAAACAGGTCATAATGACTGCTGAATTGTATGGAACACCTTGGAAAATCAAGATGGATAGCTACATTCCTGGATGGGCCATAGTGGATTTAAAAGTTGTGGAATCCCTTACAAAAATGAAATGGGTGAGAGATATAGGATATTTAGATTTCGTCCGCTACTGGGGGTATGACATACAGGGGGCGATGTACCAGGAAGTTGTATATCAGAATACAGGAAAGCGATTGCCATTTTACATTGCGGGAATTAGCAAAGAAAAAACACCAAATATAGAGATTATTCACATACAAGATAATTACTTAAGAGAGGCGAGGGAAGTTGTCAAAGCAAACATCAATCATGTACTGGCAGTAAAGAGAGGAGAAATCGAACCTTTGAGATGCCATTGCTGTGATTACTGCCGGGAAACTAAAGTCCTGAAAAGACCGATAGGAATAGCCGACCTTGTAGCAGAAGTTTAGAGAAATTGGAGCGGATACAATGGGAAAGTCAGAGGACAAAAAGAGCTTTCAACTTTATAACGATTATATAGACCACTTCTCGCTCATGTCTGATGAGGAGGCCGGAAAGCTGATAAAGGCAATATTCTGTTATGTGAATGATTTGCCTTGTGAAGAGTTGGCAGGACTGCCTTTAATGGCTTTCTCCTTTATCCGGTCACAGCTCAAAAGAGATAGCGACAAGTACGATGCCAGATGTGAGATAAACAGAAGAAACGGAAAGCTGGGAGGTAGACCGAAAAAGGTACAGACAGAAGAACAGAAAAAACCGGACGGTATGGAAGAAACCCAGTCGGTTCTTGATATTCCCGGAATAGAGGAAAAAGAAAAAACACCGGAACAGGAAGTGCCGCAGGAGCTACCAAAGAAACCGAAGAAAACAGAGTACAGCACAGATTTCCAGAGATTTTGGGGAATATACCCAAGAAAAGACGGAAAAGGCGAAGCGTATAAGAAATACAAGGCACGCCTCAATGATGGATGGTCACCCGATGAATTGTGCGAAGCGGCTGAAAACTACAAGAAAAAACTGGTTCGAGAGAGAACAGAGAGCAAATACATAAAACACGCCAAGACGTTCCTTAGCGAGAATACACCTTTCGAGGACTTCTTGAATAAACAGGAAAATAATAGGGCTGAGGAAACACAAGAGGATGAGGGAAACCCGTTCAGATAGATTGGAGGCATAGCAGATGGAGGGAATAGCAGAATTGTTCACAGGATTTGCAGAGAGGATTGCGAGAGAAAAAGGAACGCAGCAGGAAATGATGCGAGAGGGAGATTATATCGAGGGCGGTCTTATCCATTGCGGGAAATGCAGAGGAAAAAGGCAGACCAGAGTAAAAATCCCCGGCGGCGATGGGACAACCATTACGGTTCCTTGTATCTGCAAATGCGAGGCAAAGGCAGAAGAGGATAGAAAGAAGCAGGAAGAGGCCAGACAGGAATTACAGCGCATGGAACGCTTGCGGTCAGCAAGTCTTATTGAGAATAGATTGAAAAACGCCAATCTTGCCACATTTCAGCAGACCAAAGATAATGCACAGCTTTATAAGATAGTCAGAAATTATGTGCAGAATTTTGACGAGATGTACAGGAACAATCAGGGATTACTTCTGTATGGTCCGGTTGGAACCGGCAAGAGTTATGCTGCCGCCTGCATTGCAAACGAACTGCTGAATCAGAAAATACCGGTAATAATGACATCATTTGTAAAAATATTACAGATGATACAGGACAAGCAGGTGGAGGAATCAGAGCTGATAGCCAGGCTGAACAATGCAAAGCTGCTTATCATTGATGATTTAGGAACAGAGCGTAATACGGATTATGGACTGGAAAAGGTTTACAACGTGATAGACAGCAGATACCTCGCAGGAAAGCCGTTGATTCTGACAACTAATTTGATGCTGACGGATATGAAAGAAAACATTGATACGAGATACAAAAGGATATATGACAGAATTTTCGCAATGTGCTTTCCGCATAGAGTAGCAGGGGCATCCTGGAGGATGAACCAGGCGGCGGATAGATACGATGAGATGCGAAAGAGATTATTGGAGGACTAAGAGATGGAAAAAGTAGCAGAGTTGATTTGTTCAACAGTGGAGGACCGGTCAATCATGACTGGAATCCTGGTAAAAAACGGATACACAGTAGGACCGGGCAGAATCCCTAGAAAATCAGGGAAATCTTATGATTATACCCTGAAAATATACAGAGAGAAAGAGGAGGAAACTGCAAAGTGAATGAAATAGCAGCGGAGGTGGAGGAGATGAAGAACATTCGGTTTACCGTAAAAGGAAATCCTTTCGGGAAAGAACGTCCGAAGTTTGCTAGGAGAGGGAATTTCGTGCAGACATATACACCAAAGAATACACTGCAACACGAAAAAGAGGTTGCGGCAGTTTATATGGAGGCAGCAAAGGGCAGGAAATTTGAAAAGGGAAAGCCGCTTGACATCAGAATCATAGCGTATTATCCGATTCCGAAGTCCACCTCAAAGAAAAAGCAGAGGGAAATGCTGGAACACCGGTTACGCCCAACAGTGAAGCCGGACCTTGACAATGTAGCAAAGCTCGTATATGACGCCCTGAATGGCGTAGCGTGGTATGACGATAATGCGATTGTAGATACACAAGTAAGAAAATTCTATTCCGATACGCCGAGGGTAGAGGTATTCATCAGGGCTGTGGAATAGATTTTCAAATAAAACATAGGAGGATTCAAACAAAATGAGTATTTTGAATTACGAGGAAATGACACTGGAAAGCGATACATTCCAGGCGGCAAGAGAAACATTCAACCTGATGATGCAGAAGTTATTCAGAAAGATGGAACAGTCTGATATGGACGAGGGAAGTATCGACCTCAAAATTAGCATCGAACTGAATGAGGATTTCGTACCGCAGGAAGATGGAACGACGGTAAGAATCAAAAAGCCTCTTATCAAGCATAAGATTTCCACCGTTGTGCCGGTAAAGGACAGTGCGGACGGTAAGAGAGATACAGGAATGTGCCTGGTATATGATGAAAAGCTGAAACGATATGTGCTGAAATATGTTTCTACCGGAGGACAGATGAACATTTTCGATATGGAGCAGCAGGCAGAGAACGATGCAGATATTATGGATAGTGAAACACCAGCCGTTGAGGGACAGCCTACATACTTCCTACCGGACAATCAGGCGAATGAGGAATCAGAAGAGTCGCAGGAGGAAGAGCAGGACGGCGAATCAGACGGTATGATGACCGTACCCGATAATGTGGATGAGGAAACAGATACCGACGTTCCTAGCGGCGATTACGATAGCACAGACGATAGTGGTATGCCATTACCATTCAGCGAGGGAGATGATGATTACCCATACGATGACCCGATGGAGGAATAGAGATGTTCAAGAGAGAAAAGAGAATGCATAGCTTTATTATCAGAGCACAGGAAATCCTTGCAGATGGAAAAAGAGAAGAATCGGCAAAGATGGTCATTCAGGGATTGCAGCATTATTCCAACAAAATCATTGGAGCGATACAGCCATATTCCAAAGCGGATGCAACTCTGTTGGTAATTGCGTTGAGATACCTTGCAGACCAGGTGGAACAGAAAAACGGTTGTGCATTGGCAGTAAAAGCATTGAGCAAAACCATTGAATTTCCTGAACTGGAAGAGGTTGAAAAGGTCAAGAAAGCAACGGAGGGACTGGGAGAATGAAGCGAATAAAAGTGCTTGCGGCCATTGCCATAATTACCGTATTGACGTTTACAGGATGCGCAAAAATTAGTGAAAAAGCAGAAAATACAGAAGAAAACAAATACGGAGCGGATGCATTAGAGTGTTTAACGAGTGAAAATTATGCTTATACCGCAGAATATAGAGATAAAGAAACCGGAGTTCATTATTTCTACACTTATAAAGGCGGATTAACAGTAAGAATCAATGCTGACGGAACACCGTATGTGGATTAAGATTCAAGCCTTGGAAAGGAGGCGATAAAGGATGAAAAAGGCGAATCGTGGAAATTTTGGAACCTGTGCAAAATGCCGCCAGCAGATATTATGGATTAAGACCATAAACGGTAAGAATATGCCAGTAAACGCAAGGCTGATAACATACCGGGTTCCGAAAGAGGGAAAAGGAAAAGAGAGAATCGTCACACCGAACGGTGAAACGGTAAGCGCGGAAATTGTACAGCCTGGGACGCAGGATGCCACCGGCGTAGGGTACATTTCACATTTTGCCACTTGCCCGGTTGCTAATATGTTCCGCAGAAAATAAAAAAATAGAGCCTCTTGCAATACGATGATTGACAATCGGCTCATAAAACACAAAAACTACTGTCATTTTATTATGACAATTCCGAAAAGTCAATCTGTAATTGTAGGAGGTCAGAGAAAGTGGGAAAAGCAGAAAGAAGAGTATCACTCACGAAAGAGGAAATAAAAGCACTCTGTGAGGAGGCTGCCGATAAAGCAGTTGAGAGAAGCGAAAAGGCAAGAAAAAAGAGTATTGCGCAGGAAAAGAAAACCCTCCTGTATAATACCAAAAAGCTGTTAGAGAATTACACGAAGCTGAAAGACTATGCAGAAAAGGCAGTCTGCACTATTGATGAGGCAGAGCAGGTGGATGAGAGCATCGTAAATATGGATGTTCTGTACGGATTCAGAATCTTTGATGAAGATAAAACGTTACATAGGCAGTTAAAGGGAATCAATGCAGTAAAATTTATGCTTGCACACGTAGACCGGATGCTGGAAGTGTACCAGAGAGAGTGCGAAACCTCATCGAATGAGATTATACAGCGCAGATGGAAAGTCATTCAGATGATGTACCTTGACAGAGAGAAAAAGAAGAGCACAAAGGAAATTGCGGAATTTTATAACATGGAATTGTCCACAATCCAGAAAGATGCAAAAGAGGCACGAAATGACCTGACGGTGCTATTTTTCGGCTTAGATGCTATGATTTTGCATGATTTTGGGAACCCGATGGATAAATAAAAAACCGTTCGGTTTATTTTGAATCCGTTTTTTTTCCTTTGACCGTCAATTCGACCGATGATATAGTGTATGGTGCAATCAGAAGAAGTTTTGATTGTAAAGAATGTGGCTGCTGTACTCGTTCTTTTTCTCGTGTGGCAGGTATTTCTCCTGCCACGCTCCTAAAATTAAATATCAGTAACATGAAAAGTCATATCTGAAAACGGTATGGCTTTTTGTTTTGCCCGGAATGAGGAGCACAGAGGATGAACAGACGCAGGAGCCGAGAAGATGAAAGGAGCGAGGCAATAAATGAACAGCAGCATTGAAATTGTCATGCGGAAGATTGGAGAACTGAAACCGTATGAGAATAACCCAAGACATAATGATATGGCGGTGGATGCAGTAGCAGCATCTATTCAGCAGTTTGGATTCAAAAATCCAGTTATCATTGACAAAGATGGAGTGATTGTCGCAGGACACACCCGATATAAAGCGGCAAAGAAGCTGGGAATCACCGACATACCATGTATCAGTGCAGATGATTTATCGGACGAGCAGATTAAGGCGTTCCGGCTGGCAGACAACAAGACCGCAGAGCTGGCAGAGTGGGACGAGGACTTACTGGGAAAAGAAATGCAGGGAATCATAAACATTGATATGAGCCAGTTCGGATTTTCTGTTGGGGAGGATGAACTGGGAGAGGAGATGCAGGACGATAAGTACACTCTGAAAGTCAAAATACCGCAGTATGAAATTACAGGAGAGTGCCCGGAAATATCTGATATGCTGGATAGCAGCAAGGCGGATGAGCTGATACAGGAAGTTGAAGCCACAGACATCCCGGAGGAGATAAGGGAGTTCCTGATACAGGCGGCACGCAGACATAATGTATTTAATTACCGGAATATCGCAGAGTATTACGCACACGCAGAGCCGGAAGTGCAGAAATTGTTTGAAAAATCTGCACTCGTAATAATTGATGTGAACGATGCCATAGCAAACGGATATGTGCAGTTGGCAACTGACATCACAGACATTATGGAGGGCGAAGCCGATGAGGAATGATTTCGCAGTTTTCATACTGACACATGGGCGAGCTGATAATGTGGTTACGGTTCCTGCAATTAAAAAGGCAGGATATACCGGTAAGATATATTTCATCATAGATGATGAGGACGAGCAGGCAGAAGAATATAAAAAGAACTTCGGAGCAGACCGAGTGATTATATTTGATAAGCAGGCAGCATATGACCGGGCAGATACGATGGATAATTTCAATGACCACAGGGCAATCATTTATGCTCGTAATGAATGTTGGAGGATTGCGGAAGAACTGGGGATGAAATACTTCCTGATGCTGGATGATGATTACAAAAGCATTGATTACCGGTACGAGGAAGATGGAAAGCTGAAATATAAGCCATCGCATGATTTTGACAGAGTGTTTGAAGATATGATTCAGTTCCTGGAGGTGTCGGGAGCTGATACAGTGGCATTTTGCCAGGGAGGAGATTTCGTTGGAGGAGTAGACGGAGGAAACTTCCACAAAGGATTATTGCGAAAGGCGATGAACAGTTTCTTTTGCAAGACAGATACGCCGATAGAGTACAGGGGAACCATGAACGAAGATGTTGTGACATATACAACATTGAGCAGCCGGGGACACCTGTTCTTTTCAAATACACAATATTGCGTGGTACAGTTGCCAACCCAAAGCCTGTCGGGAGGAATGACAGATGCGTATAAGGAGGGCGGCACGTACCTGAAAACCTTTTATGCGATTATGAGTATGCCGAGTGCTGTAAAAGTCAGTATGATGTACACCACGCACAAGAGGATACACCACAGGATAAACTGGGAACACACAGCCCCGAAAATCCTGAATGAAAAGTGGAGGAAAGAGAGAAAGGAGGATACCTAGAAAATGGAGAAAAACATAACAGGCGAAAAGATGCTAAGCCATATAGACAGGATTGCAGGGGAAAAGAAACCCATAACAGCAGATATATTCCTCACAAATTATTGCAATAACAGATGTCCCTATTGCACCTACGGACGGTGGGAGCTGGATACAGGGGCGCAGGCAATGAGATATGAGGATTTTATCACATACGCAAAAAGACTGGCAGTTATGGGCGTACAGGGATTTATACTGACCGGTGGAGGAGAGCCGACCATCAATCCTGATTTTGAAAAGATTGCAGGATGGCTTACCGAGAACAATTTCCAGTGGGGAATAAATACGAATTTCAATAAGCTGGTAAAGGTCAAACCGAATTACCTGAAAGTGTCC